GCTGTAAATGAATTTACAATTGCAAATGCTGCTACAGGAAATGATCCAACATTATCTGCAACGGGTGATGATTCAAATATTGATATAGCTATTAAACCAAAAGGATCTGGAGAAACAGTTGTTGGAACAGGTGCAGCGAATGCAACTATAACTTCTAGTGGAGCACACGATTTAATTTTAGATACTAACTCAGGTACTAACTCAGGCACAATTACAATTACAGATGCAGCTAATGGAGACATAACTATTGCACCAAATGGTACAGGTGTTGCTAAAGCAGTAGATGCTGGCGATAATACAGGTGCTATTAAAATTGCAGGTAAAGAAACTATGTGGGTGCCTGCTTCAGCTATGTATGGAGCAACTACTAATGGTGCAGATGCACAACAAGTAGAAACAACAGCAACAAGACCAGATTTAAAAGTTTTAGATTTTGACAAAGACACAGATGAGTTTGCACAATTTTCAGTAGCATTTCCTAAATCTTGGAATGAGGGTACAATAACTTATCAAGTATATTGGACACCTGGAAGCACTAATACTGGAGATTGTATTTTTGGATTACAAGGAGTTGCGTGTGCAGATAATGATACAATTGATGTAGCTTATGGAACTGCAGTAAATGTTACAGACGCAGGAATAGGAACAGTTGAAGATCAACAAATTTCTTCAGAAAGCGGTGCTGTTACTATAGCAGGATCTCCTGCAGCTGGTGAGATAACTTATTTTCAATTATTTAGAGATGCAAACGCTGGTGGAGATACTTTTACTGCTGATGCTAGAGTTATCGGAGTTAGAATATTCTTTACTACGGATGCTGCTAACGACGCATAAGGAAGTAGAATATGAGAGATTTAAAAAATAAACTTACTACCGGTAAGAACACAAGAAATATTCAACGAAGAAAAGGTAAATCGTTTGGTTACCAAGTTTTAGGATTTGGAGCTGGTGGCGGTGGAGCTGCCTTTATTTGTGCCACAGGTGGTACAACCTCTACTTGTGGAGATTATAAAATTCACACATTTACAAGTCCAGGAACTTTTTGTGTTTCTAAAGTTGCAGCTTGTGCAGCAGAAAATGTAGTTTCTTATTTAGTTGTCGCGGGGGGCGCGGGCGGAGGCCGTGTCGGCGGTGGAGGCGCTGGCGGATTTAGAGAATTTAAAAATTCTTGTGATAGTTATACTGCAAGTCCATTAAATGGTAATCCAGGTGGTACTTCCATTACAGTTTGTGCACAAGGTTATCCAATAACGATAGGTGCAGGAGGCACAGCTAATTCACCTTCATCAGGACCTTCCGGTGCTAATACAATTTTTTCATCAGTCACATCAGCCGGGGGCGGCGGTGGCGGAGCAGATCATACCCCTGGAGCAAATAGCGGAATAGATGGGGGATCAGGAGGGGGAGGCGGCAGTCCAAACGGAGGAGCTGGCGGCGGTAATACACCTCCAACTACTCCACCTCAAGGACAATCAGGCGCAACTGGAAGACCATGTAATGGATCGGGTGGAGGCGGAGGAGCAACCAATTCTCCTCAAGCAGCTAACAACCAACCAGGACCAGGTTCTGCAGGAGGATTTGGTGGCGATGGAGCAGCTACACATATTAATCCAAGCACATGTGTCGGGACAGATGGACCAACTCCAGGAAGATGGTTTGCTGGAGGAGGACAAGGCGCACCTGGTGCAACACCAAATGCTAGAGGCGGACGAGGTGGAGGAGGTAGATGGGCCCCTCTCGGCACACCAAATCCTTGCACTCCTAGTACACAAAAAGCAGGTAAAGCAAACACCGGAGGAGGCGGTGAAGCTGAATTCGCTGGTGGATCTGGAATTGTAATCATAAGGTACAAGGTCGCATAACATGGCTCATTTTGCAAAAATATCGGAAGAAAATGAAGTTTTAACTGTCTTAACTATAGATGACAGAGAATTATTAGATGGAGGAGTTGAAACAGAATCTGTTGGTCAAGGTTATTTAGAAAAACATAATAATTGGCCTGCACATTTATGGATTCAAACTTCTTACAATACAAATGAAAACACACACAGCCAAGGCGGCACTCCTTTTAGAGGAAACTATGCAGGAATAGGATATACTTGGGATCCAGAAAATCAAATTTTTTGGAGGCCACAACCTTTTCCTTCGTGGCTAAAAGATATACCAAATGCAAAATGGGTTTCTCCAATCGGAGATAAACCTGCGTTAACAGCAGAACAAATTTCACAAAAAGAAGCTGGCACACATTACTGGTATTATAATTGGAATGAATCAGGACAGACTTGGGATTTGACTGACGGTTTAGCCGAGGTTAGTTAAGGGACTTGACTAAAGGTTTAGCATAGTTTATAAATTTTTATATTAAACATATAAAAAATATGCACAAGAAAGTATTAAGTGAACAGAGTTTATATTATGGCGAAGTTAACATGCCTAAACATTGGGAGATAGATAGAACTTATTTATCTAATCAAATTTTATATTCTAATTTAACTAATAAAGAATTTTTATTTTCTCCAACTTGGGACAAATTAAATAAATATGTTATAGAACATATTAATGTTAAGCATCACTTACAATTAATAAATCAAAAAACTTGGGGAAAAATTTATAAACCTTTAGACAAAGAAACTTATTTATCTGAAGTCAACCCCCTTGATTTAAAAAACTCTGCTGATTTTGTATTACTATATGGAGTTAATGTAGATGATTGTGATATTAAAATTTTTTATGATGATAACAGAAGAAAAGGTAATGCGTGGACAATATCATTAAAAAACAATAAATTTGTTATGTTCCCCTCTACAAACCCATACACAGTTATAAATAATCAAAAAAATAATTTAAATTTTATACAAACAATAACTTATGAACTTATCTAATTATTATTGGTATTTTAAATCTGCCATACCGCCTAAAGTGTGTGATGACATAATTAAATATGGTTTATCTAAAGAAGAAGTTATGGCTAAAACTGGTGGTATAGGTAATAGAAAATTAAAAAAACAAGAAGTAAGAGATTTAAAAAGAAAAAGATTTTCAGATGTTGTTTGGTTAACTGACCCTTGGATATACAAAGAGATTTATCCTTATATTTATAGAGCTAATAAAAATGCGGGTTGGAATTTTGAATATGAAAATTCAGAAGCTTTTCAATTTACAAAATACAAATTAAATCAACATTATGATTGGCATATTGATTCTTGGGAAAAACCCTACGATAAACCTAACAGTAATCAACATGGTAAAATTAGAAAACTATCCATGACCTGTCAATTAAGCGATGGTTCAGAATATGAGGGCGGTGAATTAGAATTTGATTTTAAAAACTATGCTCCCCATATGAGAGATTCATCAAAACATGTTGTACAAGCAAAAGAAATTTTACCTAAAGGATCTATTATTGTGTTTCCCTCATTCGTATGGCATAGAGTACAACCAGTAACGAAAGGAGTAAGATATTCATTAGTTCTATGGACGCTTGGATATCCATATAAATAAAATGGAAAAAGTAGATTATTTTAAAACACCTTTGTGGGTCGAATATAAACCAGAGTTTATTAAACATTTAAATAAAGTATCTAATAAATATATAAAAGAAGCTAAAAAAAGAGATAAAGAATACATTAAAAGATTTGGTGATTTTGGAACAAGCTATCATTCTACACCACTTACTATAGATAATAATTTTAAAGATATAAGAAATTATATAGGAGAAAAAGCTTGGGAGTTTTTAGATTACCAAGGAGTTGATATGTCAAAATATGTTAATCTGTATACAGAGTTTTGGGTCCAAGAATTTGCCAAAAAAGGAGGCGGTCATCATTCAGCACATATTCATTGGAATCAACATGTATCTGGTTTTTATTTTTTAAAGTGTAGCGAAAAAACTTCGTTCCCAGTTTTTCATGAACCAAGAACAGGTGCAAGAGCAACCAAATTAAAAATGAAACCTAATATTGGTATATGTCATGCAACAGAATTAGTTCACTTCAGACCAAAACCAGGAACTTTAGTAATCTTTCCTGGTTACTTAGAACATGAGTTTACAGTAGATCATGGTAAAGATCCGTTTAGATTCATACACTTTAATATACAGACAGTTCCTAAAGAGATGATAAACCATGATTAAGGTTACCGATAATTTTTTAAATGTTGAATATTTTAAAGAAATAAAAAATGTTCTTTTGAGCGATACTTTTCCTTGGTACTACAATAATTGTATTACAGATAAAAACGATCCAAAAAATTATTATTATTTTACTCATGTATTCTACGTTGGTAATTCTGAAAACAGTAATTATTTTTCTATGTGGAGTGATTTTTTAAAAAAAATAGATTGTAAAGGAATTATAAGAATAAAAGCAAGTATGTATTTAAATATTGATAAAAAAAGAAAACATGAAAATCATGTTGATTATAATTTTACACACAAAGGTTGTTTATTTTATATAAACGACAATAACGGAGAAACATACTTTGAAAATAAAAAAATAAAACCAAAAGAAAATAGAGCTGTATTTTTTGATCCACATAAACCACATGCTAGTTCTCTTTGTACAAATCAAAAAAGAAGAATAGTTATAAACTTTAATTATTTTTAATATGAGTTTTAAAAAGAATAAATATACAATTATAAGAAAAGCAATTGATAAAGATTTAGCTACATTTCTTTTTAATTATCTTTCTATAAAAAAACAAGTTCATGACACTTGTAAGAAAGAAAGGTATATTTCTCCTTTTGATCACTCGCTTGGATATTATGAGGACCCTTTAGAAGGACAAGTGGTTAACACCTATGCCTGTTACTCCGATATAGCGATGGAAACATTGTTATTAAAATGCCACTCCATAATGGAAGAAGCAACAGAATTAAAATTATATCCTGCTTATACATATGCTAGAGTATATAAAAAAGGTGATGAATTAAAAAGACATAAAGATAGATTTAGTTGTGAAATATCTACAACCATGAATCTAGGCGGAGATAAATGGGATATATATTTAGAACCATCAGGTAAAGAAGGAATGAAAGGTATTAAGGTGCAACTTAAACCAGGAGATATGTTAGTTTATAGAGGTGAGGATTTAGAACATTGGAGAGAAAAATTTAAAGGCAAGGAATGTATACAAGTTTTTATGCACTATAATGATAGTAAAACAAAAGGTGCTAAAGAAAATATGTTTGATAGACGCCCACACTTAGGACTGCCAAATTGGTTTTGTAGAAAATAATGTGAGCAAAGAAAAAATTAAACCACTTTTTGGACTTCCAATTTATCATAGTTTGATTGATAAAAAATTGTACGACAAACAAAAAATTTTAAAAACTATTTTAAATAATTTTAAAAAATCACAAGTTAGATCACAATGGAGTAAATCTCTTGAAGGATTTGCTAGTAATAAGTTACATCACGCTCTTAATGATGAATCAAATTCTAAGTTTAAACAACCAGATTATACTTCTTTAATTCCGCTGTACACTAAAGAAATTAAAACTTTTCTTGAGTCCATGCCTATAAAAAAAACTAACTTTAAATTTAAAATAGTTAATTATACTTGCATGACAGCAGGTCACCATATGATGCATCATATTCACACGGAATGCGATTTCTCAGCAATACATTATGTACAATTTGATAATAAAACTCAGGACTCAACTGTATTTACAAATACGAATGATTACCCTAAATTTATTAATGATGTTTATCCTCAAATAAATCAAACTTTTATAGCATCTGAAATAGAAAATTCTTGGGCTCATAAATATTTTAAAATAGTAATTAAAGAAGATGATCTAATTATTTTTCCTGCAATGTTAGAACATTCTGTTCCTAACATTAGATCAGATAAAACTAGAGTAACAATTGTATTTAATATTAAATTATATAAATAAAATGAATATATTAGCAATTCATACGACTCATGATGGATGTATGACTTATGTAAAAAATAATAAGGTTGTATTTCACGCGCAGTTAGATCGATACAATCGATTTAAATATACTACTTTTCCTGTCAAGTCAGTATTTGAGATATTAGATAATATAAAAGTAGACAAAATTTTAATAACATCTTTAGGATCTGGAGCATTACCCTCAACTCCAATATGGAAAGATATGTTGAAAAAAAGTAAATTAAAAAATGTAGAAATAATACTTTATAAAGATGATTATCATCATTTATTTCATGCATACTGTGCTTTAACTTGGAATAAAAAACTTAAAAATATTTTAGTTTGTGACGGCTCTGGTGCCAAGTATGGAGATAATTTAGAACAAGAAAGTTTATATTTTTGTAATAAAAAATTAGAACATATATCTACTGAATCTAACGGAATTGGTATTCGTTATGAGCTGTTTACAAAAAAACATTTTACCCATGAATTAGAATGTGGAAAAACAATGGCTTGGAGTTTATATGATGAAAGACCTGCTAAGATACAAGAGAACTTTGAAAATGAAATGACGAAACTCATGGATCAATGGGATCTTAAAAAAGATATACACTTTACAGGGGGTTGTGCACAAAATGTTTTGTATAATTCTAAAATATTAAATAGAACAAAAAATTTATTTTGTGATCCTTTCAATGGTGATTTTGGAATAAGTTTAGGTGCAGCTAATTTTTATTTAAGAGGGAAAATTAAAAATGACAATATATATTTAGGTGTTCCTCAAAAATTAAATACGGACATTTTTTTAAAACATAAAATTTATAATGTAACTCCGGATGAAGTCGCTGAAATTTTATTAGAAGAACCAATTGCAATATTTCAGTCTAGAAGTGAACAAGGCCAAAGAGGGTTAGGAAACAGATCTTTGTTAA